AGACATTCTTACCAAACACTATTGCACAATTTTATGCGTCAGGTAATTCTTACATTCAAACCAACATTGTAAATTCAAATGATGGTGGTACGGCCGATATGGTAATTACTGCCAATACGGGTACAGATACAACATACTTCGTTGATTTTGGTTTTGCAAATAAAGATTTTGTTCCTGGTTCCGAATATAACAGTCTAGGCACCGCAATTTATCCGTTAGATGGTTACCTTTATGTACAAGGTGATGAAGGAGAACTCGGTGGTAACTTAACGATAGGTACAACCACAAGTAACACTGAGATTAAATTTATTGCAGGTGGTGGTTCATCAGGAAATGTAATTGCAAAAATTAAACACGGTGGTTTGTATTTGGTAAACGACCATCCATTAACATTCTCCGATGGCAGTGTACAAGAAAGTTCAGCAATATTTGCAGAATCATTTGCTAACGGTGCATTTGTACATGCCAATGCTGCATATACCACAACAAATACCAACGTAACATTTGCTGGTAATGCATACGATAAGGCAAATTCTGGTGCAACCTTTGCTAATGCAGCCTTCACAAGAGCAAACTCCGGTTATGGTGTTGCAAATTCAGGTGCATCATTTGCTAACGGTGCTTTTGTTATGTCTAACTCTGCATATGCCGCAGCAAATTCTGGCGCAACATTTGCCAACGCAGCCTTCACAAGAGCTAACTCTGCATATGCAAAGGCAAACTCGGCACTTGCAAATACATCAGGTATATTCGATGGTTCACTAATCATTACACAAAACTTGGATGTTAATTCATCAATCAAGTTTGCAAATGCAACATTCACATCAACACAAGGTTTGGTTACAATCAGTGCATCAAATACTGGTGCAACTCAACCAACTGGGGGTGATGGTTATGTTTTACACATGACTGGTAAACATAACATTCCCGTTAGAGTAGTATCCGATTCTTTTGGTGCCAACGGGCAACTCGTTTTCCCATTGTTTGGTGGTCGTGCAGCAAGAGGTAATGTAACTAATCCATCTGCGGTTCAAACAGGTGATGTTCTAACACGAATTGGTGCAAGTGGTTTTGGTGAAACATCATATCAATCTGGTGGTACGTCTAGAATAGATTTTGTTGCAACAGAAAATCATACAGATACATCCAGAGGCACAGCAATTAAATTCTATAATGTACAAGAAGGTTCAAATACATTATCAGAAATTGCCAGTTTCAATGCAAACACAGTTACAATTACTGGTGTAGTTAATCCCGCAAAAGGTTTCATCTATACACCTAGAATTCTACAAGGTGCTCAGACCACAATCACAATCGACTTTGCAACAGACTCTATGGTTCGTGCTACATTCTCAGCAACAGTAACAAACACACTCGCAAACTATGTTGCAGGTAAAATTGTTGAAGTATGGTTAACAAATACAGCAGGTAACGGACAAACAGTTGTACACGGATGCTTGGCAAACAACTCGACTATTGGCGCAACTTCATTAACGGTTGCATCTGGTCGTTCAGTCTACTTAAAGTACTTTAGTATTAGCGGAGACAATGCAAATACTTTCGTTGCAGTAACATACGCATAATAAATAAATCATGGCAAATAAAAATATACTTACAAACGATTCAAAGGTCTCTCAAATAGACCTGTTGTATTATGCACCAGTTGCAGTGGTACCACCTGCAATCACAACACCAATTCATTCTTACTATTGTTTCTTGGCCAAGCCAACTCCATGGGTAGACGATAATAATCCAAACACACCTACAACTGATTTGAAATCTATCAAACAGATTCAAAAGAATATTTTTGTTACGAAACAAATTAAGACCAGTGACATTTCACCAGTCATTCAACGAATTGATTGGCAAACAAATTGGATATATGATTACTTCCGTGATGATGTTGATATGTTGACTAAGGATGAAAATGGTTTTCTAACCAAATTATTCTATGTTAAAAACAGGTATGACCAAGTTTTCAAGTGTTTGTGGAATAATAATGGTGCAGAATCAACAAGAGAACCGTACTTTGAACCTGGTACATATTCAGCCAACAAAATTTTCCAAGGTGATGATGGTTACAAATGGAAATTTATGTATACCATTGACACCGGACTGAAACTGAAATTCATGGACAGAGAATGGATGCCGGTGCAGGTGGGTTCAAACACGCCAAACCCATTGGTTACCAGTGCAGGTGCAGGTAGTATAGATGTTATTAATGTCATAGATGGTGGGTCAGGATACGACACGGTCAATGCGGTTGTGTATGTCACTATCACAGGTGACGGAACAGGTGCAACTGCATCCGCAAACGTGGAGTCTTTGGTGGACGGTGGTTCAATCAGAGATATTATTGTGGTAAATCCAGGTAGTAACTATACATATGCCAACGTTGCAATAACTTCCGCAATTGGTGGTAATGCAAACGTTACATGGGCAACTTCACCAATCGGCGGCCACGGATTTGATCCAATTTCTGAATTGGGTTGCGGTCACCTCATGTTGACTGCTGAATTTGATGGTGATGAAAATGGTTTTATACCCACAGATATTGACTACCATCAAGTTGGTATTTTGGTAAATCCAACAACAAAACAATTCAATCCAAATCCAGCCAATGGTGTCATCTATAGTACAACAACAAATGTAGTTGTAGCACCAGGTTCAGATGCGGGTTATACACCAGATGAATTCATATATCAAGGCACTTTGGAGAATCCATCATTTTATGCAAACGTTTTGAGTTTTGATAGTGATTCCAACCTGATTAAGCTGATAAATACAACTGGAACTCCAGCAAATAACAGTCCAATATTTGGCCAAGATTCAAAGACAACAAGAACATTACTGTCATACAGTACTCCAAATTTTGCAGTTCATTCTGGTTATATGATTTATGTAGAAAATAGATCCGGTGTTCAAAGAAGTACTGATGGTATAGAACAATTCAGATTCGTATTAGGTTTCTAAGGGAAAAAAATGGCTTTAAATTTTAACGTTGATCCATACTATGACGATTTCGATGGAGCGAAAAACTTCCATCGCATATTGTTTAAACCTGGTGTTGCTGTACAGGCAAGAGAATTAACGCAAGCACAAACAATATTACAAAATCAAATCACCAGTTTTGCTGATAACATTTTCAAGCAAAATTCTCCTGTTACTGGTGGCCAAGTTACAACCAACTTTGACGTAAAGTACGTTAAAATCCAATCATCATATAATGGTATCACGATTGATGTTGAAAACTTTCAAGATAAACTAATTAGAAATGCCACCGGTACTGTTGTTGCAAGAGTGTTGACAACAGCTGTTGCTACTGGCACCGCAGATGAAGGTGATCCTGCAACATTGATTGTTTCTTATAAAACAGGTACAGAATTTAGTGACAATGAAGTTATATACGATGCAGATTCAAACTTAACTTGCCAAGCAATGCCTAGTGCTGCGGTTGGTTCTTCATCTATTGCATCCATTTCACAAGGTGTTTTCTATGTTCTCGGTAACTTTGTACAAGTATCACCACAAACTGTTATACTAAGCAAATACGATAACACACCATCTAAACGTGTTGGTTTAGATATCAGTGAAACAATTTATGACTATGCAAACGATAATTCTTTGTTGGATCCAGCAGTTGGTGCATCTAACTACCAAGCTCCTGGTGCAGACCGTTATGTAATCAGTTTACAACTATCATCTAGACCATTATATTTTGGTGATGATGCATTGTTTATTGAACTTGTTCGCATAGAAGATGGTAATGTATACAGAATGGTTGATGGTTCAGTCTATGCAACTATTGATGATTACTTTGCAAAACGTGATTATGAAACGAATGGTGACTACATCATTCAAGATTTTAAATTTACACCTAAAACTTATGATGAGGATGCCAACAAATACACAATGAGTGTTGGACCAGGTTTAGCATATGTACATGGTTACCGTGTAGAAAATCCTTCACCACTCAATATAATTTCGAATCGTGCAAGAACTACAGCTACACAGGAAAACGAACCTGCTTTCATAGATTATGGTAGTTATTTCTTAGTTAGTAACGTTGCAGGTACTGGTGAATATACTTTCCCTGTAACAACAGCCAACACAGTAGATTTCCACTGCGTTGCCAACACAGATATCAATACTGCAAACTCGACAACTTACAATTCAACATTGGTTGCCACAGCGTATATCCGTGGACTACAATTTCAAAGTAGTCCAACAAATGGTCAGGCAAATACATACATATTCAAAGCACACGTTTATGATATTGAAAACAAATCAATTTCAGCAAATGTAATTTCTGCAAACGCAACATCTATTACACTTCCTTTTATTAATGGAAAAACTTCAGGTGTTGACCATGCTTATGATGGCGTAAATGTTACCATTTCTAAAGGTACTAATGCGGGTGAAACAAGAACCATCTCCAATTACAATGGTTCAACAAGAGTTGCAACAGTAAGCCAAGAATGGAGTGTTACACCAGATAGCAGTTCCGTTTATGTTTTGAACTTTGATACACCAGATATTGAGTCTATGGTGTTTACAAATAGTGATGGAACATATCCAAAAACAAGATACGCAAGTGCTGAGATAGACAATACAGGTAAAGTCGGAAACGTGGCCACAGGTGATGCCATATTTGAAAATCCAAACATACCTGAAATGATTTACCCAATCGGTAATCCATATGTGTCAAGTATTACATCAACATCTTACACAACATATCAAGAAATTAAAGGTGTAAATTTTAACGTTGATGGTGATACATTATCCGCTACATTATCATACACAGGAAGTTATGCGGGTGTTATTAAACATTTAGGTAATGAAAACTCAACATTGTCTAATGATGTTGTTGAACAATGTTATACAATTATTGTTACTGATAGAAAATCAAATAGTACATTGACTAATGGCCAAGTTGTGCCATGGACAGTTAGTGGTAGAACCGTTAAACTAAATGATGTTGGTTCTATAGCCACATTTGAAACAGAAACATCAGATTTAACTGCATTTACCGCAACAATTATTGCAAAAGTTTTTGTGGTCAATGCTTCAAGTACCAACCACGTTCTAAGAATCAAGAATCTTGTTACTGGTAATACAACTGCTGTATCAAGTAATGCTTCAGGTTATATGACAACTGTGGCCACAAATACATTTGTTGATGATTCAGCAAGTTCAAAAGGTCATGTTTACATCAAGGCTGCTGGAGTTGTTTCAAACGGAACAAAACAATCATTGTATTTGTCTGACGTTAAACAACTTGTAAAAATCATAGATACGAAAACTGATATTTACCCAACTGTTGCTATGTTGACAGACGCTTCTTATGATGTTACAAACCGTTATACGTTTGATAGTGGTCAAAGAGATAATTACTATGACCATGCATCAGTAACATTAAGACCTGGTGCTGTGAAACCTACTGGTAATATTCTCATCATTGTGGATTATTATAAACATAGTGGTGGTGATGGTTACTTTAGTAAAATGTCATACATTGACAACTCAAGTTCAGCAGAAAACTACAATCAAATTCCTTCTTACAAAAGTAAATATGGTACACAATATAGTCTAAGAGATTGTATTGACTTTAGACCAGTAAGACTTAATGCACAAACACAATTTGTTTTCCGTCATACCGATTCAGACTTGAGTGTAGGTTCATTGTTACCAGCTGATTTGTCAACCTTTATTTGTGACTATTCATATTACCTAGGTCGTAGAGATAAATTAATTATTACTAAAGACAAAGCAATTCAAATTATTGAAGGATCACCATCCATCAACCCACTATTACCTAGTGAACCAGAAGGTGCATTGGTGTTGGCCAATATTACGCACAAACCATACACCGGTAATATACCAACAGAAATGAATACAGGTTTATCAGACCTATCTGTGCAATCTGTTCAACACCGCCGTTATACAATGGCTGATATCGCTGGTTTAGATACACGAATCAATAGAATCGAATACTATACTGCATTAAACGCATTAGAACAAAATGCAAACTCATTACAAATATCAGATTCATATGGTCTAAACAGGTTCAAAAACGGTATTATGGTAGATGACTTTTCTGGATACGCTGCGTCAGATGCAGGTATTACAGATTATAAAGCATCAATTAATCGTAGAACAAAACAAATGACAGCAAAACAAACTGTCAAGAATTTCCCATTAAAGAGCTTGGCCTTAGCATACAACATGGAAAGACCACGAAGTTCTGTAATTTCTAGTTTTAATTTTGCGAGAACAAGTGATGGTTATACTAACTATTTCTCACTACCATATACAACTACCAATATTGTTGCACAAAAACTTGCAAGTAGAACAATAAATATCAATCCCTTTTCTGTAACAAATGCAAAAGGATTAGTAGCACTATCACCTAACGTAGATAATTGGGTTGATACATCTTACTCTCCTTCACTGTTGATTGTTGATCCAGACTTACATATTTGGCAAAGTTCCGATGAAATTAACACATTAGTTTCAGGTGACTGGCAAACAGTTTCCGGTACAATGACACTGCAAAAAGAAACTTCAACTTCAAGAAGTTGGGACAATAGATGGGTTGATAATCGAACACTAGAACACATTACGGAAGTTACAACAACATCAACATATAAGAAAGTAACAAATCAAACTGGTACCGATTTACTAGGTGCATACAGCCAGATAGATAATACATATTCATTGAATAATGGATATATTAATGACATTAGTATTCTTTCATGGATTAGACCACAAGAAGTTGTTATCCGTGCTCAAGATATGTTGTATAAAACAGAAATACACGCTTTCTTTGACACAGTAAATGTTGATAACTACATCAAGAAAGCAAACATTATTGAGTTGACTAATGTTGTAGGAAAATTTAACCAAAATGATATTGTTGGATACTATTCTTCAGGTACATTTGTACCAACAGGTATTGTTATTGGCATTTATGATTATCCAAATAATGATAATGTAAGATTGTATGTTTCTGGTGATGGTGCAACAACAACATATCATAGTGGAAATGTATTACAAAATGCTTTCTTCGATGAAGATGGTGTATATCAAACAAGCGAAGCACAAGGAACATTCAGTAGTCAAACACACAATGGTGGTTTGATACAAGCAGTGAATAGTTCAACATCAATAACATTGTCTACTTTGGCTTCTTCAACAAGCACGGACTATATTGGAAGTAAACTATACATTACACAAGGTGTTGGCAAAGGACAATCAGCGATAATTACTGGTTACAACGGAACAACCAAAGTTCTTACATTAGCCACAGCAATAACATGTTCAGTGAAAGATTTATATTCTATCGGTTCTTTTGTTACGGATGAACAAGGTAGTTTCTTTGGTGTTTTCACGATACCAGAAAGAACTTTCAACAATGGAACTAGAGTGTTCCGTATGGACAACCGTTTCAACGGAAATGAATCTACTATAACAACTTTTGCAGAAGGTACTTTCTATGCATCTGGACTACAGGTCAATAAACAAAATATTGATTTTGGTGCATCACCATCTGGAGCAAAAGATACCTTTACACAAACAAAGAAAAGAGATGTTGTAACTTCTGAAACCAGAGTTACTAAAGCACAAAGATTTTGGTATACCAAACACGATCCTGTTTCGCAAACATTTATTATTGACAAAGAAAACTTTGCAAATGGAGCATACATCACTTCTGTCAGAGTATTCTTTGCAACAAAACCAACCAGTGATACTGCGCCAGTAACTCTATCTATTGTGGGAACACTAAATGGTTATCCAAATGGATCAACGTTAGACAATTCTATTGTGGTTTTACCTGCAAACCAAATTAAAACATCATCATCACCACAATACTTGGATGAAACAACATACACAGAATTCGTTTTTGATTCACCAGTTTACATTCAATCAGATGTAATGTATGCAATAATTTTAAGGTCACAGTCAAACGAGTATACATTATACACAGCTGCAAACGGTGACCAAGCATTGCCCTCATCTGTGAAGAATCTTGCAACTGATCCATATCCAAGTTCAATCACAAAGATTGCAACAGCACCATATGTTGGTTCATTATTCTTGTCACAGAACTCACAAACATGGACAGCGGATCAAAACCAAAGTTTGATGTTCACCATCGAACGTGCCAAGTTTGATATAACAAAAACACCATCAATCAGAATGGTTGTTCCTAAGAAGATGCCATCCAGAACTTTGATTGAAAATCAAATTGATTATTATATCAACGCAAACACAATGGTTAACAAAGTTGGAACAACTTCAAATGAAGACCTGTTGGTTGGTGCATTTAATCTTACAACTACCGATTTTATTCCATCATCGACTTCAATAACATATACATATTCAGCTAAATTACAAAGTAATACTGAAACATCCGAAGTTAATATTAATCCAGGTAAATATGGAACAACAATGTACAACCATATCTATTTGAATGATAACAGAGGTGAGAGAATAATTGAAGCCAACTCAACAACATCATTCTCCATGTATGGTTATTTGGAATCAACTGATGATGCAGTTTCACCTATCATTTCAGATGCAGGTACATCTGTATTCACGATTGAATATGATATAAACAATTGTCCACTATCAAACGGTTTGATTTCTATCACCAATAATGGTAGTGGTTACAATGCAAACTTAACATCCGTTACTGTTTCTGCACCAACAGGTAAGAATGGTGAACAAGCATATGCAACAGCCAATGTTGTTGATGGTATTATTGATGCAATTTATATCACTACTCCAGGTGCCGGTTACATTGAAACACCAACCATCATAATTGCTGATGCAAACGGCACACCAGGAACAGGTGCAACCGCAGTTGTTGCGGGTGAAACATCATCCAGTGGTGGTCCAGCAGCAACACGTTATATAACGAAAAAAGTTGTACTAGACGGTGGTTTCGATTCAGGTGACCTGAATATTTACTTATCTGCATATCGTCCACTTGGAACTGATATAAATGTATATTACAAAGTTTTGAGTAGAAATGATACACAAAAATTTGATGATGGTTACTGGCAATTAATGACAAAAACCAACAGCAGTGATGGTAAATACTCACAAGCAAGAGAAAATATACATGAATATACTTTTGCACCTGGAACTTCAGGTAAAGAACAAGGTTTTGTTTCATACTTGAGTAATAATGGACAGACGTATTATACATTCAGTCAGTTTGCAATTAAGATTGTGTTGACAACAACAGACAAAACTCTTGTTCCTTATTTGTCGGATTTAAGATGTATTGCTTTGCCACCAAATACTAACACGGTATTCTGATTATGCATTTATTAAAGGTACAAGGCACCAAACTGGTGAGGGATCCTAGGAGTGGTGCCATTATCAACCAAGACAAAACTGGATTAGATGAGTACTTGGCTAGACGCCGTGGTATGGAGTCTCAAAAGGAAGAAATAAATAAAGTAAAGTCTGATATCATAGAAATGAAACAAGACATGACAGAAATAAAAAGTTTGTTACTAAAACTATTAGAAAAAGGTTAAAATGGCTAATACAGTTACCACATTAAATTATGCCAATACATTCGGCCATTGGTTGGCTGCAACTGACGCATTGATTGCTGAAAATAATACATTGGCCAAAGATAATTATGTAAAAGATTCTGGTACAATTTATCTTTCAGAGGGAACATTAAACGCTTTACAATCAAACGGTAACGTTATCGTACAAAAAGCGTTGATGGTCCAAGGTGTTGGTTCTTATGCAACAGTTCAAAATGATTTGACAGTTGAACGCCAAGGTCTATTTACCAATACCGATTTGAGTATTGTTGCAACAGGTAATGTACAAGTTGGGAATACATTGATTGTATCTGGTGCAGGTTATGGTGTTCAAGTTGATAATGATGCGTTGATTGGTGGTGATTTGGTAATTGGTGGTAACTTAGAACTAAACATTCTAGAAGCTAGACAAAAGGTCAACACAGAAACTTTGTCTGTAACAGGAACAACATACACCAACAAACTGCAATCAAATAACCAAGTTGTAACTGGCATACTCACTGCAAACACTAACATATACACAAGTCGTTTACAGTCAAACACTTCTATAACAACAACAGAAATTCAGGCTAATACCGTAATTAATGCTGCCACAATTTCTGTAACTACTGGCATGTATGGTAATTTACTACAAGCCAACTCAAGTGTTAATACTTCAAATGCATCCATTGTAAACACAGTATACACCAAAGACTTGCAAGCCAACTCAAGTGTTAATACTTCAAATGCATCCATTGTTAATACATTGTATGCAAAAAATTTGGTTGCTAATTCTAAAATAACTGTGCCTGATGCTTATGTTACATCGAATGCTCATATAACTGAGAATATATTTGTTTCGGGTTCAGGATATGCATATGATTTTTATGCAGCAAATACCGTGTTTAGTGATTCCATATATGCGAATACAGTTTACTTCCAAAACAATCTTACAACTGTAGGTAATACCAATTCTACATCATTTTTTGCATCTTCAAATATAACCACACAAACACTATATTCATTAGATTCTTTTGGTGATTATCTTACTGCAAACCTACACATTTATACACCATCAATTGACGTTGAGGGTACCACATTGACACGTTTTGTTCAAGCAAATTCGTCAATGAATACATCAAACTCAAGTGTGGTCAATACAAGTTACACAAAATATTTGATTGCAAACACACTGGTTACAACTGCTGGACTTAATTCTTTAGGTAAGACACATACAAATACTTTACAAGCCAACACTTCAGCAAATACACAAACATTATCCGTTACTGAACGTGCATTAATTGACCGTGTTCAAGCCAATACATCCGTTAACACAGACATTTTAAGTGTTGGTACAATTGCATATTCAAATAAATTTCAAGCAAACAATTCTGTAAATGCTGCTGTTATAAGTGTTAGTGGAAATGTGTACACAGATAAAGTGCAGGCAAATTCGGCCGTAAATACTGCAACACTAATGGTAACAGAAAAGATTGATGCGAATGATGCGTCAGTTTTTGTTCACGATTTGGAAACTTTGGGTTCATTATCTGTTGGTACTGATTTCATTATCAACGGCACAACAATTTATAACTCAGATACATTTACTTTAAATGCAAGTGCAGCTGACGGACAATTTGCTTATATTTCTGTAAACAGAGGTTCGTCTGGTGCTAATGCAGAGATTCGTTGGAATGAATCTAGTGAATGGTGGGACATTTATGAAACCAACAGTGGTGAATACTTCAGAATTCTAACTGATGAACACATCAGTGACGTATTAGATTCTACTAATTCATTGGTTGTTGCTTCATCGGCAGCAGCTAATGCATTGAATGATAATATTCAAACAGCAAATACATATCTAAAAGGTCGTGTCACTTCAGCTGAAAGTTTTGCTAACAGTGCTTTTGTAAGAGCCAACTCATCCTATACTGCACAAAACACAACAGCGGCATTTGCTAATGCGGCATTCAGACACGCTAACGCAGCTTTCGAATCTGCAAATAATGTGGCACCTCAAGTGGCACCAGCATACGGTCATGCTAATGCTGCATTTGATAAGGCTAATACTGTTGTATCAACTATCAAAGGAACAACAGGTTCTGTTACTGCAAGTAACGCTGGTATTACACTAAAGAGTAACAATGGTATTGTTATATTTGCCACAAATGATAACAGTACTGGTAACACACTTGCAATTAGTACTTCACAAGACCTAAGAACAACTGGTTCACCAACTTTTGCCGGTTTGTCACTGACAACTCCACTACAAGTTGGCCAAGGTGGTACAGGAACAACATCCTATGCATCATTATTTGGTTTAGCAATAACTGCTGCAGCAGGTTCTGGTGCTGACGGAAAGGTTCTTGGTACAGATGGTGCTGGTGGTTATTCTTGGGTAACAGGTGGTTCAGGTGGAGGTGGTGGTACACAACCAGGTTCTAGAATCAGTTCATCACGTTTATCATATACCGGTGATGACCTTACTTCAAAATTTACCACACCAACGCATAGTGTTGGTACACAACTACGTGCATACATTAATGGTGTTCGTCAACTAGAATCTGAATACTGGTCATTCACTGCAAACTCAATCATATGGTTTAAATCACCACCAGTAACAGGTGATTCAATACTCATTGAAGTTGATGGTTATGCTGTGTATGAATACTTTGCAAATAATATTGTTTATGGTCCTGCTTCAGGTGACATTGTTGGTTCAACCATTCAAGATGCAATTGATAACCTAGAAACAAGAAAGATGCCAAAAAGTGGCGGCACATTTACAGGCCGTGTTGAAGGCCTAACGATGCCAACAACAACGTCAAATACTGTATTTGCAACAACTCAATTTGTAAATCAACTTGCAAACTCTAATTATACATTCTCACATAGTATTAGTGGTAACGCAGGATCAGTAACAAATGGACTATATTCAAGTGTTACATATGAAAATCCTTCTTGGTTATCAACTCTTGCAGCATCAAAACTTACCGGTACTATTGCTGATGATAGATTGTCCAATCAAGCAGGTGTAACTGCTGGTCATTATGGTTCAGCAAGTAAAGTCACAAAAGTTTATGTTGATGCAAAAGGTAGAGTTACTTCCGTGGCCAACGTGGATATTGCTATCACTAGGTCACAAATTACCGATTTCCCAACTTTTACTGATGCAACAAATGCCGACAATATTGTTTCTGGCACACTGAATAATGCCAGACTGGGCACTCAGGCAGGCCTAACAGCAGGTTCTTATGGTGGCACCAACAAGGTAGGAACATTTACAGTCAATGCAAAAGGTATAGTTACCGCCGCATCAGATAGTCAAATCGCAATTACAAAATCACAAGTGACAGACTTCCCGACACTTGCGGCTTCCGCTACAACAGATACAACCAATGCTGGTAATATTAGTAGCGGTACACTACCTGATGCTAGAATGCCTTCCGGTTATGCAAAATTGGCTGGAGCTGCATTTAGTGGTGAAACAACTGTAACAGGTGCTGGCAAAATTATATTAGCTACATCAGGTGATATTACTGCATACAGAAGTGGTGGCACAACAGGTGTAGTATTCTTAAATAGTGCTCAAAGTAAATATTTGTACTTTGATGGAACAAAATATTATATGCCTGGAGCAGCACTGAATGTTAATGGTTCTGATGTTATGAATACATCGGATGGATATAATATTACTGGTACACGCAACTACGTTAGTTCTTCTTCTGTAAATGTTGCCACTCAATCAGGCACATTAGTTGCATATGGTAGTAGTGGATCCATTGGCACAAACCATGCAACCATGTCTTTCCATAGACCAGGTGCATATGCTGTTAACATGGGACTTGACAACGACAACGTGTTCAGAATTGGCGGTTGGTCTGCGGCCGCAAATAGATTCCAAATGGACATGAGTGGTAATTTAACAATGGCAGGTAACGTAACTGCTTATTCTGATGTACGATTGAAAACAAACATTCAAACCATTGAAAATGCATTAGACAAAGTGATGCAAATGCGTGGTGTTTCTTATGAAAGAATAGATAATGGTGAAAAAAATGTTGGTGTTATCGCACAAGAAATAAAAGAAGTTCTTCCAGAAGTTGTTCTAGAACGTGAAGGTGACGACCAATATATGTCAGTATCTTACGGCAATATTGTTGGTGTTTTGATTGAAGCAATTAAAGAACTTAAAGCAGAGATTGAAGAATTAAAAGGACAGAATAAATGACAACAAAGATAACGCCATCAGTACTGGCAAATACAGCAGTTACTGCTGGCTCTTATGGTGATGCCACACAAATACCAACGGTTGCAATTGATGCACAAGGTAGAATTACTTCTGCATCACAACAAGCTGTAGCAATAAGTACAAGTCAAGTAACATCTGGTACATTTGCTGATGCAAGATTACCGGATAAAATTAGTTCAACATCGGTTGGTTCTGCAAGTCATGTATCTCGTTTTACTGTCGATGCTAAAGGTAGAGTTACTTCAGCAAATAGTATAGCGATTCAAATCGCAACTTCACAAATTACTGGTTATCCAACTTTTGCAACATCAGCAACAACTGATACAACTGATGCAGATAATATTACATCAGGTACTTTGGCAAAAGAAAGACTGCCTGATACTGCTGTTACTGTTGGTACATATGGTTCAGCAGCAGGATCATCCTACTCAAGATTTGTTGTCGATTCGTCAGGACGAATTACTTCAGCTGCAAACGTTTCAATTCAAATATTACCAGCACAAGTTACTGGTTTGGCCACATCAGCCACAACAGATACAACTGATGCGAGTAATATTACAACAGGAACTTTACCATCAGCCAGATTATCAATAACAAACGTCAACGCAGGTTCTTATGGTTCACAATCTCATGTAACGAGATTTACTGTTGACAATAGAGGTAGACTCACATCAGCAAACAACATTGCAATTGCAATCAACGCATCAGCTGTAGCAGGCCTAGCATCAGTTTCCACATCAGGTTCTTATTTTGATTTGCGTGATAAACCAAGTATACCAACCGTACTGAATACACTTTCAACAGGTTATCCAGTAGGTTCAATCTATATGAATGGTTTAGATGGTGAAAATCCAAATACTTTATTAGGTTTTGGTACATGGACAGCTGTTTCAAATACTGCATTTACACCAGACATTGATCCACTCTATGTTTGGATGCGAACCGAATAAGTAATAAATACCTCTAAAGGGGTTAAAAAATGTCAGCAGGTTATCAAGAATTATTTTTAGAAAAAGGTTCAAATTTTACCACGTCCGTAGCATTGGATCAAGCTGACGGTTCACCTTTTCAATTGGTCGATTGCCAAGTTAAAGCTACCATGAAAAAATCTTATTATTCTAGTAGCACAACCGCAGAATTTATTATAACAATTAATGACCCGACTGAAGGTATCTTAATTATGTCTTTGCCATATGCAAATACAGCAAACATTTCTCCCGGTAGATATGTATATGACGTTGCTATTAAAGATTCTTCTAATAATGTTTCAAGGGTTTTAGAGGGAATTGTGAACGTGTTACCTCAAGTTACTGTATTTTAAAGGAAAATCATGGCAACAGTAACAGTTAGACAACCAGCAACTGTCAAAGTAAGGGTAGAAGGACAAAAAACAAGAGTCCAGACTCTTTCTTATGGTACAAAAACACTTAGAAGTTTAACAGACTTGTCACTCACTGGTGCAAACACTGGTGATGTAATCATATACAATGCCAACACAAAGACATTTAGTGCAAAAGGTCTTGGTGCGGATACACCTGTTCACGGACATTTATTACCAACAGAATCTAGAACATATGACCTTGGTTCCAGAACTAAAAAATTCCGAAGTCTATATCTAAGTGGTAACACAATTGACCTGGACGGAACACAAATTAAATCTGAAGGCACAACAGGTGCAATTACGTTTGCAGCTGCACCAACAGAATCCAATCCTAATCCTATTGCGATTGTCGTTTCTCCAGTTGGTGGTTTTGCGCCTGTACAAACAGTTGGTGGTGTAATATCCGAACAAGCAATTCAAGCCGCAGTAGCAAACTCAGTAACTTATTTGGCATTCCAAGGTGCAGACTCGGGTTTCTTTTAAAATATGGCAAATACAACGATACAGATACTGCGTTCCTATGCGAACACCGCACCGGCCAACTTGGCGGACGGTGAATTAGCATACTCATATCTGTCAAATACACTTTTTATTGGTAGTACCACATTAAATGTGGAAACTCAATTATGGTCCAACAATGTTATTAGTATTGGTGGACCAGATTATATTGCTAATGCGGTTAGTGTAATTGACGGCGGCATTTTTTCATAAATAGATAATAGGATTAATCCAACCAACAACAAGGATAATAATAATGGCGAATACCTCGATTCTAATTAAACGTTCCACCACGGTAGGCGTACCAACAAGCCTACAAGCTGGTGAGTTAGCGTACTCATACTTATCAAATACCATATTCATTGGTACACCAGGCGGAAATGGTGTTGTTAATGTTGGTGGTCATTACTATACTTCACAGATTGATTCCGCAACGGCATCAAATACTGTAAACACAATCGTTAAACGTGATGCTGCAGGTAACGTTGCAGTTGGTCACATCACTGCTCGTGGACTTACAATCGGTAGTAACGAGTTTGGTACAAACGGTTTTACAGGTAACGCCAATTCCGCAACACAATTTCAAACAGACAGATACATTGATGTTACTGGTGGTGACATTACTGCATCTGCACAGTTGTTTAACGGTACTGCAAATGCTACACTAAGTGCGTCACTTAATGCTGTTGCTGGTCTAACTGCTGGTGTTTATGGTGGCGTAACAAACATTCCAGTTGTTACTGTTGCTGCAAATGGTCGTGTTATGGCCATTGCAAACACCAGTATTTCCACAGACTTGTTGATTGCTGGTGATTCTGGTACAGATACAATTCATCTAGCTGATGATACATTAAGATTCATTGGCGGTGAAGGTATCACATCAACAGTATCTGACAATGCAGTTTCTTTTGGTGTTGACACAACAGTTGTTCGTGCAAATACTGGAAGTTTGACACAAACTATTGATGGTAACATCGTCATCAGTGGTAACTTGAGTGTTCTAGGTACAGAAACCATCATCGGTGTTACTACACTTGAAGTTTCTGATCCATTATTATACTTAGCTGGTAACAACTACGTATCTGATGTAGTTGATATTGGTTGGGTTGCAAACTACAACAACGGTTCTGCAAACCTACATGCTGGTATGATTCGTCATGCTGGTGATAAAGACTTCTACGTTTTTGATAGTTACAACGTTGAACCAGATAATAACGTCATTGACATTACTGGCAATGGTTTCCATATTGCAAACTTACATGCAAACTTAATCTCTACATGGTCTAACGTTACATCATTACATGTTGGTACATTAGATGTTGCTGGTGCAACAACACTTAAATCATTATCTTTAACTGATGACCTAACAGTATCTAACGGTGGTACTGGCGCAAGTTCATTCACAGCAGGTGCAATCCTTGTTGGTGATGGTACAAACTCACTGAAGACACTAGCAAATAGCACATACACCGCAACAGGAACAGGTGCTGCAAACAACACAGTATCTTCAATCACAGTTGATGCATACGGTAGAGTAACTGCTGCAACGTTTGAACAGATTACTGGTCTAACAGTTGGCCAAGGCGGTACTGGTGCAAGTTCATTCACTGCTGGTCAAGTTGTTATTGGTAACGGCACTGGTGCTCTCGTACAACTTGCAAACGTTTCTTCAATCAACACAAACGTTGCAACATCAAACACAGTTGGAAACATTACAACAGACGTATATGGTCGTGTAACAGGATTCACACAACAAGAAATCTCTGGTCTATCAGTTGCTCAAGGTGGTACTGGTGCATCAACATTGAGTGCAGGTGGTTTGTTAATTGGTAACGGAACAGGTGCAATTTCTACACTTGCAAACGTTACTTACACATTGACTGGTACACTAGGTGCAGCTAAGACAATCACATCGTTGACTGTTGATGCATATGGCCGTGTAAGTGCAGCAACTGCCGCAGACATTTCTGGTTTGACTGTTGCTCAAGGTGGTACAGGTGCTTCAACATTCACCGCAAAAGGTATCGTATACGGTGATGGCACAAATGCACTAGCAGTTACTGCTGCGGCCGGTTCATCCGACCAAACATGGTCTAACCAAATTCTTACAACAACCAATGCAGGTGTTCCTGTTTGGACATCCACTTTGGATGGAGGTCAATTCTAAGCTGACTATATAATGTAATAGATTTTTTATGATAGGAGTTTGAAATGGGAAATGAAAAGTATTTAAATTATTACATTGAGACATTAACGGCGACAATGACAGATTGTGTTGTACGAAATGTCTCAATGCAAGCGAATGCTAAGATTACTGATGAGGTTGTAAAAGAACAGACTGAACAAATTGAAGCATTGGTTAAGTTAAATAGTGAACTACAAGAAACAGTTCAAAATTTAAAACAAACCAATGCAACAAATGAAAGTAATGCCTTACAAGAGTTGAAAAACAAGTTGACTGAAACTGAAGGTCTTGTTGCAAAACATAAACAAGATTATGAAGAATTGATTAATAAGTTTAGAGACTATGATAGTGTTAAGAATCAGGCAACACACGTTGAAACCTTTAAAGGTGAATTGATTAGAGCCAGAGAAGAAACTAACCGAGTTCGCACTGAACTTGAAACTAGAATCAACTCTATTAATGCTGAAACTAATGGAAAAATTAGTGGCATTAATGAAGAAAATGAAAAGAATGTTAGACTGTTAATTCAGAAACATGAAACTGAGAAAGGTAATCTGAATAATAAGATTGCCGAATTGACTGAAAAGATTGAATACTTACAACTACCTCCTGCCAAGCGAAAAAAAATTGACGAACAGCTGAATAAAGAAGTGGCACCAACAACCTTAACAAGTTTAGTTGGTACCGATGGCGTACTCAAGGATGGCGGAACGTTTTAAGTAAATGTCAAACACAGCAATACAGTTAAAAAAATCAGGCGTAACAGGGAACACACCATCAGGTCTTGCATTTGGTGAGGTTGCTCTCAACTACGCCGATGGTAAACTGTATTATAAAAACAGTCTTGGTGGTACATCGTACATCAACAACCAATATTCGTTTGACACAATCAACTCAAACAACTCCCTAATATTTGCGGGAAGTAGTTCAGACACCTTGTCTTTTGTTGCTGGTAATAATATAACCATCAGCACCAATACAACTACAAAAACAATCACAATCAATTCAACATCTGGTGGTGATCCAAGTTATGCTTTTGATAAAGCAAACGCAGCATTCAACAAAGCAAACAACGCACTTGCAAATACAAGTGGAACAACATTTGATGGTGATTTGTTAATTGGTAGTAGTGGTAAACTAACAGTATTGGCGGTTGGTGGTGATGAAGGCGGTGAAATTCTTTTAGGCAAAGCTGTTAGCAACACGACTTTGAGTGGCACAGGCGTAACAATTGATGTATGGCAAAACAGATTAAGATTCTTTGAACAAGGTGGTTCTGCCAGAGGTGCTTACATTGATTTAAGTGCTGCAACTGCTGGTGTTGGTAGTGATTTATTATCTGGTGGCGGTGGCGGTACAACAGACACAACCGCAAGAGTTTCCGCACAAGCTGCGTTTGATAAAGCAAACTCAGCAGGTTCATTTGCTAACGGTGCTTTCGACAGAGCAAACTCCGGATATGGTGTTGCAAATACCGGTTCTTCATTTGCTAATGGAGCATTTCTTACCGCCAATTCATCATATAATGCACAGAATACTACCGCATCATTTGCTAACGGTGCATTTGTAACAGCTAATTCAGCAGCAAGTTTCGCCAACGGTGCATTTTCAGAAGCCAATATTGCATACACTCATGCAGAAGCAGCATATGCAAAAGCAAATACAGGTACAACCGCACTAGACGTAAACTCCGAAATCATTGCATTTACTATCGCCTTTAGTTGATGAAATAAATAGAGGATTAAGGAAATTTAAATGGCAAATACTTTTAAAAATCAACTACAAGCAGCAGTCGGAACATCACCAACTACCATCTACACAGCAGGTGTGGGTGTATCGGCCACAGTTATTGGTATGACAATTGCAAATATATTGAACTCAACTATAACCGCAAACGTTATAGTAACTTCTAGTGGTTCAGATTATTATATGGTCAAGATGGCAGAAATTGAACCAGGCAATTCATTGATTACCATAGGTGGTGACCAAAAATTGGTACTAGAAGCCAATGACATTATAAAGGTTTCAACAAGTAACGCCTCAGCAGCTGATGTTATTTTGAGTTTATTGGAAATAACATAATATGCAATTCACTTACATTGGTAATCAAAGTAAAAAGGATGTAAGGTTAGCTGGTTCATTTGCTAATGGTGCATTTGTAACTGCTAACTCAGCAGCCAGTTTCGCCAATGGTGCCTTTACAACAGCCAATTCTGGTGCAACATTTGCTAACAGTGCCTTTGTAACTGCTAACTCTGCATATACATCACAGAACACCACGGCTGGTTTTGCAAATGGTGCTTTTGTAACTGCTAACTCAGCTGCAAGTTTTGCCAATGGCGCATTTACAACAGCAAATTCTGGTGCATCGTTTGCTAACAGTGCTTTTGACCACGCCAATGCAGCCTACAACGCAGCAAATACTAGTGGTGCTGATAGTTGGGCTAGAACACAAGCCAATAACGCATATGACAAGGCAAATTCTGCCGGTTCATTTGCTAATAGTGCTTTCTCTCAAGCCAATTTGGCATATAATGCAATTATAACCAGTAGTAATACGGCTTCGTTGTATTATTTGACACGAACATTTACTGGTGATGGTAGTACAACCGATTTTACAGTAACAGCAAACACCACATCAAACAGTATTCTTGTTTTTGATAACGGTATTACACAAAATCCAATAGTTGATTATAGTGTAAGTGGCACAACATTAACTTTCACAACTGCACCAAGCACTGGTTCTGTAATACAAGTTCGTGAAATGTTGAGTAACGTTCCAGTAGTTACAGATAATTCCAATTCTGCATTTGATAGAGCAAATGCTGCGTATATTCGAGCCAATTCATCTTATACTGCACAAAATACAACTGCATCATTTGCTAACGGTGCTTTCGATAGAGCCAATTCAGCAGCAAGTTTTGCCAACGGTGCTTTTATAAAAGCAAACTCATCTTACGCTGCACAGAACACCACGGCTGATTTCGCAAATGGTGCTTTCGTAACAGCCAATTCTGGTGCATCATTTGCTAATGCTTCTTTCTTGAGAGCTAATGCTTCTTATCTTGCACAGAACACCACAGCTGATTTTGCCAACGGTGCATTTGTAACAGCTAATGCATCCTACATATCACAAAACACCACGGCTGGTTTTGCAAATGGTGCATTTATAACCGCTAATGCTTCTTATCTTGCACAAAACACTACATCTGATTTTGCCAACGGTGCTTTCTTAACAGCCAATTCTGGTGCATCATTTGCTAATGCTGCATTTGATAGAGCAAATGCCGCTTATGCACAAGCAAATACTGGAGGTGGTGGCAGTGGTGCAGATGCATGGGCAAGAGACACCGCAAATGCAGCATTCATAAAGGCAAATTCAGCCTTTGATGCCGCAAATACAGCTGCAAATACATCTGGAAATACAAGTGTTACAATGGTTACTGATAGTTTTGTTGCCAATGGCAGCACAACAACATTTACTTTAACCATGACACCCACAGATAAATACTATACAACTGTGTCTGTTGATGGTATTATTCAACATAAAAGTACATATAGTTTATCAGCCAATGTAATTACATTAGATAGTACATTAGAAAACGGAGCACTTGTTGATATCACAACAACTGGTGTTGTAGGTTATTCAACTGGTGGTGGCGGAGGCGGTGTATCAATTAGTAAATCTATTGCAATGGCAATAGTGTTTGGTTTATAAGGATTTAAAATGACAACTCCAAATATAGCAGCATTAACAACAATTACAGGAAATACACAAGTACAAGCTGTGACAACATCAGCCACACCAATTGTAAATAATCCTTCTGCAAGTGGACAAATATTGAAAATAAATTCTTTAATTATTTCAAATATAAACGCAACAACAGCACAAGATATTACAGTAGATTTATATAGAAACACAACAGCATATAAATTGGTGAGTACAGTTTCTATTGCGGCCGATAGTTCTTTTACAGCATTAGACAAAACATTATCCATTTATCTTCTTGAAGGCGACCAATTAAGATTGACGGCAAGTAATAATAGTACACTACAAGCGATTTGTTCATTCGAGGAAATTAGTTAATGTTTAATTCTGGTATTCTTGGAAAAAGGTCAAAGGATACAACAGGTATTGTTTCTGTCCGTGACAACTTTAACCAACAAAATTATCCGGTACCTACAATTACCAGTTTTTCAGTTACGGATGAATCTTACAATCCAACGGATGATACTGCAATTGATACAGCAGGCGGACAAACTATTGTTTTAAATGGTTATGGTTTTGCGCCTGGTATCACCGTTATGGTTAATTCTTCGAACATAAGTGTCGTAACATATATTGATCCTAACAGAATATCTTTCACCGCACCAGCATTATCTTCAGGTAGTTATACGGTTTATGCAACTAACGTTAATGGTGGTACAGCAATATTGGTACCAGGTTTAGTTTATTCAGGAATACCAACATTTACAACATCTGCTGGTTCATTAGGTTCATATTACGAAACAACTTCTATCAACACCTCTGTTAGTGCAACCGGTGATACACCAATTACATACTCTGTGGTATCAGGATCATTGCCTTCTGGTGCAACATTAAGTTCAAACGGAACTCTTTCAGGTACAGCTCCAGCTGATTACTCAAGTTCAACTTATTCATTCGTCATTCAAGCAAGTGATGCTGAAAATCAAGATACTATTCGTTCATTCAATTTAACAATCAATACGGATGTTGTGTCGTTTTCCACACCAGCAAACAATGTAACATATAATGTTATGGGAAATAGTCCAATATCAAATGTTACTGCAAGCGCAACATCAGCTGCAGGTTATGGTGTATTATATTCATCTACAGGCCTACCCACTGGTTTAACGATTGATGCTGGAACAGGTGTTATATCAGGAACACCAACAGTTGAAGCAAGTAATAATTCAATCATAACCGCAACAGCAAATACAACAACTCGTTCTTCAACATTATATATTAATTGGGTTGTTTCTTTAGGTGATTTGTATTGGAAACAAACATCATTATTATTGAATGGTGAAACTCCTGTAACACCATATATTAGTGATGCAAGTGCTAATAATGTAGCGTTAACTGTTGTTGGTAATCCGGTTCCAACAAAATTTAATCCATACCAAGATGGTTACTACAGTAATTATTTTGATGGTACTGGGGATTATTTAACTGCTGCTTCAAGTACAGCTTTTCAACTTGGCACCGGAGATTACACGTTCGAAGCTTGGATATACCCAACTGCGTTAGGTTCAAATAATAGTAATAATATTTTGAATATTGGTACTTATATAACCGGATTATTGATTAGATGTGCGGCAACTACAGGTATTGAAATTTACACCAACAATACACAACGTTTACTTACTGCAACCGGACTCACACAAAATGCTTGGCAGCATATTGCATTAGTTAGAAGCGGAAGCTCTTGTACATTTTATGTAAATGGCACCAGTATTGGTACATTTACAGATTCTAGTAGTATTTCTCCTGCAACGGCTACAGTTACAATCGGTATGGCAGCACATAATAGCAGTGAATTCTTTACTGGTTATATGAGTAATTACAGATTGGTAAAGGGTACAGCAGTATATACATCCGCATTTACTCCATCAACATCACCATTAACTGCTATTTCAGGTACAAGTTTATTAACTTGCCAATCAAACAGATTAATTGATAAATCATCTAATGCATTTACTATTACAAAAAATGGTGACACATCAGTAACACAAGTGCAACCATTTACAGTTTCGAATGATTATACTGGAGTTTATTTTCCATCCACATCCGATTATTCAACATTTACCGGAACTACCGCACAAGTTTTTGGTACAGGTGATTTTACAGTTGAATGTTGGGTGTATGCAACTAATACTGGTACAACAACTGGTCATAATATTTCAAGGCCATCAACTTTGACCAATACGTGGTCACTGCAAACATATAATAGCGCACTAAACTGGTTATTCGGTTCAACAACTCTAGGAACTGGTGCCGTTCCAGTATATGCATGGTCACACCTTTGTGTCAGTCGTGTTTCTGGTGTAACAAAAGGATTTGTAAACGGAACGCAAACATTCTCTGTAGCAGATACAAACAATTACTCAGCATCACCAACTAGACCTATTGGTCCTGGTGGAGGTGGTGCAGCGGTGTTCTATGTTTCTGATTTCAGAGTTGTTGTTGGATCCGGAGTAACATCAGTCACTGTACCTACATCACCATTAACAGCAATAACAAACACACAATTATTGACTCACCAATATAGTGGTGCTGTAGTTAATCAAACTATTATAGACAACGGACAATTCAATAACATTATCACAAGAAACGGTAATGCAAGTCAAGGTACATTTAGTCCTTATAGTCAAACTGGCTGGAGTAATTTCTTTGATGGTAGTGGTGATTATATAGATGTTACTGGAATACCTGTGGCAGCAACAGGACAATTCACAGTTGAAGCATGGATATACACCAACAAAGTTAATAGTTCTACCAATCAGATGATATACTCACAGTATAACACAACCGATTCTAATAGATTTACTATTAATATAAACACATCCAACAAATTAACAGTGACACATCCTTCAGGTAACATCACTGGTGCAACAACAATAACACCATATCAATGGAATCATATTGCGGTAACTAGAGATGCAAGCAATACACTTAGAATATTTTTAAATGGTGTAGTTGATGCATCATCGTCAAGTTGGACAAATTCAATATTTCAAACCAATGCAAGGATTGGATATTATCCAAACACTCCACTAGATTACTTTAATGGTTATATCAGTAATCTAAGAGTATTGAGTGGGACTGGATTATACACTGAAGCATTCACACTACCAACCACAGCATTAACTGCAATAGCAAACACAACTTTATTAACTTGTGGATCAAACAGATTTGTTGATAATTCAAATAATAATTATACATTAACTAGAACTGGTGATGTGTCAGTTCAAGCCTTTAGTCCATTTGGAGGAACAGCTTATAATCCAAGTTTGCATGGTGGCAGTGTATACTTTGACGGTAGTGGTGATTATCTCACAATTCCAACTAGTACAAATTTCGGATTCGGTTCAGGAGATTTTACTGTTGAGTTTTGGGTATATCCTACAGCTACCACCAGACAAGACTGGATAGACATTACAGATGGAACAAATAGAGTTTTGGTTTATTATAGTGGTAGCGCAATCACATTCTATAGTGTACCTACAAATGCTGCAGCAATTACCGGACCTGCAATTGTCGCCAGACAATGGTATCATATAGCGTTATCAAAAAGTTCTGGTTCTTCTAGACTATTTGTTAATGGCGTTCAAGTTGGTGCTACATACGCAACAAATCAAACTTATTCAGCAACAATGCCAATAACAATTGGTAAAGACAGTGCCGGATCAACACACGTTACTGGTTATATCAGTGATATTAGGATCACTAAAGGCTTAGGAATATATACTGCAAATACTTCGGTACCAACTACGCCGGCGACAAATTATTCCACATCTAGACCAGCAAGTTTGTTATTGAATATGAATAATGGCGGTATAACTGACAAACACAGTAGTCATACATTTGAAACAGTGGGTAATGCTCAATTAAGTACTGCTGTCAAAAAGTATGGTAGTGCTAGTATGTATTTTGACGGCAACGGAGATAGATTAGTAATTCCATACTCAACTTTATTTTCACAAATGCAACCATATACGGTTGAATTTTGGTTCTATCCAACAAATAATGGTGTTACCGGTCAATATATATTTGCTCGAAATTCAGGTGGTTTTTTTAATCTCAATTGGTTCGGAACTATTATGAGGGTAGACAAACAAGGTACGGGTATACAGATTACCGGATCAACTACCATGGCAGTAAATCAATGGCACCATTTTGCCATGACGTATGATGGCACCAACACAAAGATATGGGTAAATGGTGTATTAGATGGTTCTGTTGCCGGTACAAGTACTAGTGATACTAGCGCAAATATAACTATTGGATACTATGAAGCTTCAGGAACATCTTCTTACTATGGTTACATAGATGATTTTAAGTTTACTAAAGGTGTGGCACTTTACACTTCCAACTTCACACCACCAACACAATTACTAACATCATAATAGTTTGATAAATAAAACATGTCAACACAAGTAACTCCATCAAGATTAGATTCAACTAAAGATTTTTCGTCTTTGGTGCCGTCTGCCTATGCGGCAGCAAACGCAGCTTTTGTGCAGGCAAATGCTGCCTTTGCTCAAGCAAATACAGGTGGTGGCGGTGCGGGTTCAGATGCTTGGGCCAGAGATACAGCTAATGCATCATTCCTACAAGCAAACTCTGCGGCATCATTTGCCAATGGTTCTTTTGTAACCGCCAACACAGCTGCAAGTTTTGCCAATGGTGCTTTCTTAAGAGCCAACGCATCATATACAGCTCAAAACACTACGGCTGAATTTGCTAATGGTTCTTTTTTAACTGCTAACTCGGCAGCCAGCTTTGCTAATGCAGCATATCAATCACAAAATACTACCGCATCATTTGCTAATGGTTCTTTCATTGCGGCAAACTCAGCAGGTTCATTTGCCAATGCAGCCTTTGTAACAGCCAACTCTGGTGCATCATTTGCCAATTCTGCATATGCACATGCCAATGCAGCATATGCTCAAGCAAATACTGGTGGGTCAGGTACAGATGCATGGGCAAGAGATACAGCAAATGCCGCTTATGCACATGCAAACGCAGCCTTTACAACAGCTAATACTGGCGGTGGTGGCGGCTCAGACACATGGGCTAGAGCACAGGCCAATGCTGCGTTTGCAAAAGCAAATTCTGAAATTATAATTTTCGCAGTAACAGACGACACATCAAATATCACAGTCAGTTCTGCTAGGGCGTCATTCAGAGCACCTTCTGCAATGACATTAACTGGTCTACCTAGAGCATCACTAAATGTTGCTTCAACATCCGGTATAGTTAACGTTGATATTAAGATAGCAGGAACAACAATACTTGGTTCAAATAAATTAACAATAGATGCAACAGAAAAAACCAGTACAACTGCTGCAACACCAACAACATATGTGACAACATCGGTAGCTGATGATGCGGAAATTAGTGTTGATATTCTTGGTGCTGGTACAGGTGCAAAAGGTTTAAAGATAACTCTTTACTATACGGATTAATATGTCGGGTGTTATGTTTATTAATAATGCAGTGAATTACATAGCATTAGCGGGTCAAGAAGAATGGACATCCAGTTCAGGTACTTTTACTTGGATTGTACCTAGAGGTGTCTATGAAATTCATGTTTGTTGTATTGGTGGCGGAGGCGGTGGCGGAGCTCACGCTACCGCACCAGCTGGCGGTGGTTATGGTGGTTCGTTAGCATGGGGTAATAAAATACCAGTAACACCTGGAGAACAAATAACCGTTCGGGTGGGTGACGGGGGTGGTAATGCAATTGGCACTGGTGTAAGTGGTGGTTCCGGCGGCGAATCTTATATCGCAAGAGGTGCCACAAGATTGTTAAGTGCTGCTGGTGGTCCAGGTGGTGGAACAACATTAGCAGGTACAAATCAAAGTACAACTTCAACAGCAGTTAGTGGAACAAATAGTGTATATGGTTTAACTGACGCATCTTATAGTCACGGTGGACCATCATATGTAACTAACGCAACATCAAGTGAGAGATGTTCTGGCGGTGGCGGCGCAGCAGGATACGCCTCAATTGCAAACATTGGAACAATCACAGGTGGAATTGGTGGACCCAATAATACCGGATACACATCAGGGACCAGTGGCGGTAGCGGAGGTGGTTCCGGAGGCATTTCATCTGACACTGGAGGTGCTGGTGGAGGTACAGGACCATGGGGTCAAGGCACTAGCGGATCAGCCGCTTCAACAACAGGTGGTTGGGCTGGCGTAGGTGGTTCGGGTGGCCTGCCGACTGCAAGTTTTGAGAGTCCGCCTGCACAATCTATCGCATCAGCTTGGAGTGCATCAAGTTGGTCACCCAATGCAGGATTATTTGGCGGTGGCGGCGGCGGTGGATTAAAATCAAACCCAGGTACAGGTTCCGGTTTTGGTGCAAGAGGTTGTGTGAGAATAATGTGGGGAGAAGGCAGAGGGTATCCTTCAACAAATACAGGTGACTACTATGGTTCAACCGCTGTAACAAGTAGTCAACAAAATTATTTTACACCAGGAACATATACATGGACTGTTCCAGCAGGCGTTAGAGAATTTTCAGTGTGCGCTATAGGTGGTGGCGGAGCAGGTATGCAAGGCACTACTACAACAGGAAAAGGCAGTGGTGGCGGTGGCGCTTTAGCGTGGGCGAATTTCAAGTGTGAACCTGGAGAATCATTTACTGTAGTAGCCGGTGCTGCAGG